TCTTTTCCTGTAGATTGAAGTGCGAGGGTTAAAACAAGTGCTACTAGCCATCTCACGACATAGCCCAAACGATGATGTAAAAACACCAAACAACAGTAATGCAAAAAAGGACTGCGGTAGTAAAAGCCACAGCCCAATCTTTCATTTTTTAATCCATGTTTGCCAGATAGCACCAGCAGCCATAATCAACCCACCCACCCATAGAATAGGCTTGGCAGCAGAGGCTATCCATCCCAAGACCTTAAAAGCCCCATCAAGAGCCTTTATAGCCTCTACAAGACCACTTGTGTTCTTGTCTATGCTATCTACCTTATTTTCAACTGCAAGCAGTCTTTCGTAGATTTGTTCGTGAGTGACTTCTTGTGTCATGGTGCAACAGGCCAAGTAATTTCATTAGGGAAGCCAGATTGTGCAGTTACATCACGCAATGCTTGACGATAAGCAACATAGCTATCTTTAACTGCTTGTGGAACATCAGCAGTTTGAGTCCAATCTGTAGCGGTTAATTTTTTATTGCGTTGTTCACGCACTTCAGCAGCTTTGCGGTCATTTGCACCAGCATCCCATGCAGCTTCTTCCGCATCTCTTATTGATTCTTCCTCGGCAGTAAATGGAATGTTGCCTTCTGCCGTTGTGTGAAATCTTGCCATGATTATTCCTTAACTGTTCTTGATGCCGTACAAACGGAATGTGCCACTATTTATGTTGCCTGATGACATAAAAAATCTAATCCCTGTTATGGCTGCTGTTGAACCAAAATTTGAACCTACTAAAGTCATTTGTGCAGAACCAATACTTGCAGTATTAGCCACACCAGTAGCAAATATGGTTTTTTGTAAAGTGGTGTTGGATGGGTTTGGTATGTACATAACAAAACTTGCGCCACCCTGTGTGTCACCAGACGCATCACGTAAACTATTTGCTACTAGATGGGAAGTGGTATTGCCGTTTGCTGCACCTGCGTAACTGGAACTTGTGGCGTTACATATAGATAAGTGATATTGATAATTATCTTCTACATATGAGCCACTTTGTTTTTGTCTAGCTAGTAAACTAACTGCATTAGTTACAGGTCTAACTGATGAAGCAACAATTGCATAAGTTTCATATGTGCTATTAAATGTGGTTTCAATATCAACTGTTGCTGAATTGCTTGCAGTTACAGTAGACAAGAAAGTCCAAGAACCACCAGCAGGTGTAGTCCAGCTAGGCGCAGCACCAGAACCACCAGAAGTTAAAACATTACCAGATGAGCCAGCAGCACCTGCAATAGTTAACGCAGTTGTTAAGTTTGCAGATGCAATTGTTGGCGCAGTCAGCGTCTTATTTGTTAACGTCTGGGTGTCTGTAGTTCCAACAGGAGTACCTGATGGAAGTGTCAAATCAGCTAGTGTTCTTGCTTTAGTCATTTATTACTCCAATGCTTGTATTTGTGCTGACAATGCTTGAAGTTGTGCAAGCAGTTCTTCTTTTGTTGGTGTAGTCACAGTAGGCTCAACCACAACAGGCTCTGTAAATACGCCATTAGCGTAAGTCCAAAGAGGGCCAGCGTTAGGACATTCCACCCAACCATTAGCAGACGCAATTTCTGCGTCAGCAACCACAACATTGCTAACAATGCCGTTTTCAATAATTGCATATCTGTTTGTCATTTTATTCCTTACCAAGAGTAGACACGGCACAAGCCAACACCACCAGCACCGCCAGCACCAGAAGCAAATGAATTAGTTGAGCCGCCACCGCCACCGCCACCAGCAGAATAACCACCCGCACCGCCAGTACCGCCAGCCGCAGCTAAAGCAGCAGAGCCACCGCCACCGCCCTGACGACCAGAGCCAGCAGTTCCTGCACCACCTGATGTGCCAGCAGCCGCACCACCACCTCTTGTGCCTACAAAAGTTCCGCCAGCACCAGCAAGCCCAATTGTGTTGTTGTTTAAAATAGTTGCACCGCCACCACCACCAGGGCCTCCTTGGAATGAGCAACCACCTGTGTATGCAGAACCATCATCTGAACCAATACCGCCTGATGCACCACCCCAACCAGATGGTTGAGAATCAAATGTGTATGGATTAGGGCCACCAAAAGCACCAGAATTATTTTGTGATGTGTTGTCTGAACCCCAAGGCTGTCCAGCAGTTCCATTAAGGTTTGCGGCAGTTAAAGCACCGCCACCTTGACCACCTCTAATTGTGTTGGTAGTTCCAGCCGAACCGCCACCGCCACCGCCAAAAGCAGTTAGGTATGCGCCAAATGTAGTGTTACCACCATTACCGCCTGCATTGCCGTCTGTAGAGTCTGAAGTTTGAGCCGCACCAGCCGTTCCGCCTGCCGCAATAGTTACTGTGACTGTAGAAGTAAGGTCAGACGCTTTAAATAGACGTTGTGTGTAAGCACCGCCACCACCACCAGGGCCGCCCATCCGAGTAGTGCTTGCCGCACCACGACGACCAGAGCCTCCACCACCGCCACCGCCCCAACATTCAACCATTACAAAGGTTGCACCAGAGGGTTTTGTCCAAGTTCCTGTAGTGGTGAATTCATTGAATGTTGCACCGCCACCAGGTGTAATCCAAGAGCCATCTCCTGCTAAAACAGTAGAACCCGATGGCGTACCCGTAGCATTAATGCCAGTAACATTTAATGTTCCTGTACTTGTTACGTTGTCTGCAAAGTTTCCTAAATTGCGTGGGATGCTCATACTATTTCCTTCCAATCTGGATTATGTGGCCAATCAGTAAAAGTGCGAGGCTCTGTAATTGTGCTTGGCAGATCACGCAAAGCCTGTCGATAAGTTGTCCACTCGGCTTTTTTAGCAATGGTGCAGTCAACCGCTTGTGTCCAATCGCAAGCGTTCAACAATTGATTGCGTTGGCCACGAATGTTGGCCATTGCAGAATCTTTGGCTGCTTGGATTTCTTCGGCAGTCAAATCTACCACTTGGGCAAGCGAGACAAACTCACCATCGTCATAGGCTTCACATAAAACCAACTTTTGCGTCAGGCGGTCATAGGCTTTAAACAAGGTGACTTTTTTTGCATTGTTTTCAGCCAAGAATTCAGAACTAGGGCCACTAGTGGGAAATGATGTATTGCTAAACAGTTCACGATAATCGCCTACTGTTATGGGGTTAGTTAAGATTGCAATTTGCATGATGTTTCCTTAGATTGGGCCTGTGTCTGGTAATGCCGCAGTTGGCGGTGTAAATGTTGTGGTGTATCGAGCATAGCCTTTGGTGATTCGCATATCGTCTATGTAGCCTGTCAAGTACCCGCTAAGAGAAGAACGAACACCAATATAGTAAGGTGATGCGTTGCTAAAGTTATAAACAGCAGCTTGTTGAGATTGATAAACACCATCAACAAACATTTTTGTTCCTGCGCCGCTCGCACGAGAAAGAGCAATGTGATGCCAAGCACCATCATTGACAGTGGCTGTTGAGTAAATGTTATGGTCTACATTAGCAACTTGTTCATCTAATTCAAGAGTTCCATCGCTTTGAACATAAAAACGAATACCAGTGTCTGTTTCAGCATTAAACACAAGCCACTGACTTACAGAAGAAGTGTTTAACCAAAACTCAAATGTGTATGCCCCAGTGCCAAATTGTAAATTTGGGCTGTACGGAATTTTTAAATAATCACCAGTACCATCAAACGCTAAAGATCCAGTACCATACTTAATTACACTTGTAGAAATCTGTGCATTACCAATAGTATTTAAATTGTTCATCATAGTATTATCTATAATAGCTGCATTATTATATTTAAGTAATAATTGAGTATTAGCAACAGAATTCAATGGAGCAGTTGGAGGTGTAAATGCGCTTGTATAAAGACCAGTACCTTTAATAATTCTTAAATCAGACATATATCCAGTTGTTTGGTAAGAACCGTCTGTCCTTCTGGCAATAGTAGCATTATTTATTGAAGAACCAATTGCACTATTAACTGTGCTTGTGGCTATAACAATTCCATTTCTAAATGCCCTAGTTGTCCCTGATACTTTAGATACTGCAACATGAACCCATTGGTTAGTATGTTGATCAGAAAAGAAGTTTGGTAGCCCACTAGCGCCAAATAACAAAATTCCATAACCCCAATATAAATTTCCACCATCACAAGAAAATTGATCTGCAGATGCAGCACCCCCTGTTGCATACAACGACCAAGTATTAGATAGAGAATAAATCCAACCTTCAATTGTGTAATCACCTGTACCGTAATCAAATCCAGAACTTGCAGGTACTGTTAAGTAATTATCACTATCAAAATAAGCAGATCCTCCAATTGCGCTTGTAGAATAAGCATCAGAAGCACCAAATGGGTTAAAGCGTTGAACAGTTGGGGTACCTGATACTGTAAGGGTCTTAGGGCTTGCGCTATTGTCAACAAATCGATTAGATTGACAAGTCAATAGTGCCGTATTAGTAATTGCCGTTAAAGGTGTTGTAGATGGCGTAAATGCAGATGTGTAAACAGCTGTTCCAATTACACATCTTAAATTAGATACATACCCAATTGCACCATTGTCATAATAACCAATAACTACATTGCCATTTGCAGAACTACTACTTGGTGCTGAACTTGTTCCTACTTGAACGCCATTTCTATAAAGATAAACAACACCAGAATTTCTTACAATTGCGTAATGATTCCAAGTGTTATTTCCAATTATAAAATTATCTAAATTGTAAATCCAAGCGTCATTTGAAGAATTAGCAAAATAAATAGAACCACTACTATTTATGCTAAAAGGAGAATATCCACCCGAAGTCCCCCAAGACAATTCAAATTTAGAACCACTAAACCAAAATTCAATCGTGTAGTTGCTACTTGAAAGAGATAACGTACTTGAAACAGTAATGTAATTTCCTGCCCCATTAAAATAATTAGACCAATTAGGCCCATAAGGACTAAAAGAACCTTGATTCACAATTCCATTACGGGTAATAGTGCGATTGTTTGTACTGCTATCTAAAAATGTATTATTTTGTGCATTATTAATTCCGTCACCATTAATTAGTAATGTTGTATATTCAAAATAAGAATCTCCCCCTACAATAGTAACAGAAAAACTTCGAGGTGTTTCTTGGCTTTCGGCATCAGTAGCATCTACAGAAAAAGAAAATGTTTGATCTGTAGCTAAAGTACCTGATACAAGACCACTAGAAGATAATGTAACACCACTGGGTAAAGAAGATCCAGATGTTAATGCGTAAGTTATAGCTGAATCACTTGATGCAACTAATTGAACACTAAAAGTATTATCTAATGTACCTAAGCTACCAGCAGGAGTTGTCCATGCTGGAACACCTGAGTAAGAAATACCTGCAACACGAATTGCAGTAGCTCCGCTAGGATTTACAACATATATTTCATATGTACCAGCTGCTTTAGCGGGTGTTGTAAATGTAATTTGATTTGTTGATACAAAAGTTACAGATGGTGCAATAGTACCACCAACATATACTGTTGGAGTACTAACAAAACCTACACCGTTAACTGTAATTGTTTGACCTCCAGCAGGATTTGCCGCTGTATCGTCTCCGGGGTAAGCAACACTGCTAATGCTTAATGTACTAACAGTAGCCCATGAAGCGTTAGTTCCGTCTGTTGTTAAAAACTTATTAGCGTTGCTTGTTTGAGAAGGTAAACTATCAACAGCAGCCCAAGATGAATTTGTACCATTTGTTGTTAAGTATTTACCTGAGTTAGTAGCTTGATTAGGAGCTAAAGCGTTAAAGGCAGTTGTAGCAGTTGTTGCTCCCGTACCCCCACCTGAAACAGCGAGGATACCATTAGAGTCTACATTATCTGCTATCTTAGATAGGTTACGTGGGATGCTCATTTATTACTCCGGTTGTGTTGGCCAAATAATAGTCCAAGGGAATCCCTCTTGTGAAGGGATGTCTCTTAATGCTTGGCAGTAGTCTTTCCACTCTTGTGAAGGGTTCATGTCACTACGAAATCTCCAGTCAGTTTCTGCCAACTTAGCGTCACGGTTAATACGAACAGACTTAGCATGTTCAGCATCTTTGATAGCCTTATAAGCCGCTTCATTCTCAGCCGCTGTTTTAGCA